CGCTTCCGGACTTTCCTCGCTACCGCCGTGACAGACATGATGACAAGGATCTTTGTCGTCTTCTTCATAGTCTCATGGATCAGGCGGACATCATCGCGGCCCACAACGGCGATGCCTTCGACATCAAGAAGATCAACTCCCGCCTCATCACCAACGGCTTCAAGCCGCCAAGCCCCTTCAAGACAATCGATACCCTGAAAGCAGCCCGTAGAGCCTTCAAGTTCGACAGCAACAAGCTGGACAACATCGGGCGCTACCTCAACGAGGGCCGGAAGATCCCGAACACGGGCGCTGCTCTGTGGCGAGGCTGCGTCGAGGACGGCGATCCGAAGTCGTGGCGTATCATGCGGCGATACTGCAAGCAGGACACAGAATTGCTTGCAAGGGTCTATGAGCGGATCAAGCCGTGGATGCCCAATCATCCAGATATGAACCTCTATAAGGCCGTCAGGGATAGGCCGCCGGGGATTCCGTGTCCTACCTGTGAGAGCACGAATACGCAGCGCAGGGGCGTTCAAGTCAAGTTGAAGAAACGTTGTCGCAGATTCCAATGCCAAGACTGCGGGTCGTGGTTCTCGGGGAAGCCAGAATGAAATTCAAGAAGAAGAGCTTCCGCCGTCGCCGCAAACGGCGCGCCTTCCGGCCCTACCTGATCGACATCGAAGACTTCGAGACGGTTGAAGATATCGAAATGGATGACTGGATGTTCGGAATATCTGCTGATCCTCAGGTGTGAAAAAGTGCAGAAATGCCTATTTTAATAGGTGTTCACGTCATTCTGTGATAGACTGATTTTATGCCCAGAAAACCAAAACCCCCACCGAATTTGGACCGTCTTCGAGAGTTGCTGGATTACAATCCGGACTCCGGCGTTTTTGTTTGGAAGGTAGACCGCGGAACGCGAGCAACTTGCGGCGGCGATATGTTTAGGGTCGCGGCCGGGTCGGTGGCTGGAGGGCTGACGACGAACGGTTACATCACCATAAGGATAGACCGATCGCCCTACCTCGCCCATAGGCTGGCGTGGTACTACGTTCATGGCGACTGGCCAGATGAAATCGATCACCGAGATCGCAATAGAATTAACAACGCAATCGCCAACCTCAATCCAGTCTCACACAAGCATAACTGCCACAATATAACCCGCGCGCCCGGCAGAAGCGGCTTTAGGGGCGTTGTTCGCAAATTCAACAAGTGGCGGGCATACATATCGAGTGACGGGAAGAGCATGCACTTGGGATACTTTAATACTGCGGAAGAGGCGAGCGCGGCTTACCAAAGGGCCAAAGCGAAGCTTCATTATGTGCCATGAAAATATATCTGGCAGGCCCGATATCGGGGCGGAAGAACTATCAAGAGAAATTTGCCGAAGCCGCCGACAAGTTGCGTGCGCAAAATCACATTGTTTTTAATCCCGCCGCAGCCAACCAAGAGGGCAGGCCACTCAACAGGATCATGGAATACCTGCTGAGCTATCTTTGCCGGGAGGCTGAAGCGATTGCACTTCTCCCCGGCTGGTGGCGTAGCGGCGGCGCTCGCATTGAGTGGATGCTGGCGCGCTACCTTCGCCTCAAGATCATTTATCTTTAAGCCTCTCCCGTTCCTTCCTCGCGAACTCCTTGGCGGCCGCTAGCGCTTGCTCTGAGGTCATTGCATCTGGCCTAAGCCGGCGCGAAGCTTCATCATCGTAATAGAAGAACCGTTCTCCACCAGGATACTCGACCTTATAGCTCCCGGTCTTTGGAACGGCTTCGGGTGTCTTGCTGATCTTGATGGCCATCCCAGCAGTTTATTGGCACAGAGGTCATTGGCCATATACAAAACACCTAGTACCCGGTAATTTTGGCCCAAAGGATCAGCCAGAATGGCAAAGAGACCGTCCAAATAATGATGCCAGAAACCGGGATGTACCAAGGCATTGCTCTCTCCATTTCTGCTCAAGTCCGCGACTGCTTCCCAATCAGACGCCAGCCGCCCCATGACCATTTCCAGCCATAGTATCCGTAGCGTTCACTGAAAAGCGGCTTGTATCCCGGCGATTTGAGATGGACTAGGTAGTCATTAAACCTGATCCACCAGACGCCACTGCTTCGGCTTCCACCGAATCCATACCTGCCCCTGAAGAAGAATACTGACATCAGCGGTCTCCATTCGTGAACGAAAGAGAGCGCTGATATTCGCTCACCTTCTTGTCGGCAATTACTGCACAGCTACAGGTCCACCAGCCACCGCTGTCTAAATCACACGGCTCACCCGGCTTCTTGAAGTGGTTACATTCCAACTTGGTTTGGATCTCGGATAGAGCGTCGCGCATTTTCATTTGCTGTTGCCTATACTACTATAGCCGTATCAATTTGCCGCGCCGCAGGCCAGCCAACGACACAGCTTCTCGCACCTGTTTCGAGTTCATCTTGCAAACGCATTCAGGCTCGTCATCTTTCGCGCCCATACATGCGCATGGGTAACCCTCTGCCAGCCGCAAGAGTTCGGCTATATCGCCGCGCTCAATTACCGCTTGGGTACGCTCTTTGCGGGTCACTGTTTCCCTCTCTACTGAACTCCGGGCTTGAACCGCTGGGGCGATCGCATTTCCCGCCATTGCGATCCCCCGCGCTGCTGAGCCTCGCCATACCATTGCCAAATATGAGCGAACTGATAGTGCTTTAAGTAGAAGGCAAAAGCTCCTCGAAACGTCCAGAAATATCGCATGGGCGTCCAGTTATCCATGACGGTCACGCAGTATCGTCTTAGCCTCATGTGCGGATTCCTTGCCAGTCGGGGCTACTGCTTCGCCGCGCGCCGCTTGCGAGCCCTGACCCGCTTCAGGGACGCCTCGATCTTCTTCCAGGGGATCTTCACCTGCTCGGTGCAGATGTAATTGCCCGTCGAGCTGCGGACCTCATGCACTAGGAGGAGGTGGCTTTTCTCCTCGTAGTACCAATCGGCATCGCCCAGCTTTTGCGGCGCCAAACTTCCTGCCATCATTCTCTCCTTCAGTGTTTCGGACAGCCGGCCAGACCGGGCTATTGAGCGGCAAATAACGGCATCGCATTCGCGGGCGCGCCGTTCGATTGATTCCCCCACACCGCCCAACCGTCCCGAGGACCACGAGCATACATTTCCAGTCTTGGGCCGGGGGAAAGGCGCTCGACAAGATCAAAGAACTCTTGTGGCTTCTCACTGTGCCGGCTGCGCGGCCACTCAAACAGCGTCCCTTCCGTGGCTTGCGCGTGCCTGCCACCTTGCCCGAACGGGTTGCCAGCGCGCGGACCCTTGCGGGCCACCAAGACGTGTTCTGTGTTGCAGCGGAAGCGGCCAGCCCCAAGGCCCGGCTTCTTCCACGTCAACAGAATAATCGGGTCTGCACCCCACGCGCGAGCAACGTCATAGGTCCAGTCAATATGCTGAGTGACGCCCCAGATATAGAAGTGGGCCTGCTCAGCGGCAGCGGGGCGCAGCGCGATTATCTCAGGCACCGACAGTGTATTATAGAACCGTTGCGGACCGGCCTTGTCGCTCATGCGGCTGTTCCACGTCGCGCCGAGCGTGGGTTGCCACGGCGGATCAGCTACAATCGTCCGATATAGCTGCGCAGTAAGCATCGTTATCTCCTGTTCATCTGGCGGACTGTTTGAAAGACTGGTCAGCGGACGATGGGCTGCTCGCGCTCGTACATGGCCAGCAGCCGGTCAAAGATGCCCTTGGGGATCTCAATGCTGTGGGTGGGTTGTTCACCGATCTTCTGCCGGCTGATCCAGACCTGGTGCCCGTTGGTCATGATGCACCAGTTCTGGAAACCGTAATGGTCCCGCTGTAGCTTGATGATCTGGGCTTCAGACTTTGCCGCCCGCAGTGAAGTAGCCTTCGCCATAGTCGCTCTCCGTATGACGCTTGATGCGTCGGTTGCTCTTTCGGACAGCGGACGGAAGATTTGCTAAGTGCTGACGAGACCTAATGAATTGCCTGATTATGGCGTTCACCTAGGCACTCCGGGCCTCGTTTCTTCCTCAGCAAATTCAATAACTTAAAATCCGTCCGCTATTCCGTCCGCTATTCACGTCTTTGGTCTGTTCCTGTGCTGGGTCCGCAGGGTCATGACGCCTGCAATCTTCTGGGTCGCTCCCCTGGAATAGTTCTGGGTTTGCGAGATGTTGCTGTGGGTCGCGGCCTGCCGGACGTGCTCCAGATCCGCCCCGGCGTCGGTCGCTTCAGTGATCGCACCAGCCCGGGTGTCCATATTCTTGATGGTCTTCGGAACGCCGGCCGTGTTGGCCACCTTCCGCCACTTGCGCCGGAACTCGGTATTGAAGTACGGCCAGGCATTGACCTCGCACAGGATGACCGGGCCGGAGGCGGGCAGGTGGGCGCGCTGTAGGTCGCCGGCGGGAACCTTGAACATCCGCTCCATCTCTTCCATGACCATCGGCGCCAGCCGCAGATCGACCTCGATCTTCTTGTCCCGCTTGCTGGTGACGTGGTGCAGGACCAGGTTCTCGTCGATCTTCTCCCAGCGGAGGCCAGTGATCCACTTCTTGGTCTTCTTCTGGCCCTTGAATTTCTTCGTTTGGATGACGTCCGAAACGCCGGGCTCCTTCACGGGAACCCATTCCCCGATGACGTCCTTTTGCCGCATGGTCAGTTCGAACTGGATAGCCTGGGCGAGGGCCATATAGGGCCAGCCCCGGTCATGGGCCGCCTTACGGATGGCGATCGCCTGCTCAGCAGACAGGGCGACCTCCCGCGGCTTGGTTCCCTTATAGCTCTGGCTGGACATGGCAGCGGCGAGGCGGGCGCATTCCTGGTCGTCCAGCATCCCGGCGCCGAACCGGAACAGGGTCCGCAGGGTCGCCACGAAGGCCCCGCCGGCCGATAGCTTCCGGCCGTTGTCGCTCCACTCTTTATACCAGGAGGGGATCATCCGGCCGGTAATGTCGGCAAGCATGACGTCGCCAAAGCGGGCGTCGATGCGCTTGAGCAGTGCTGCCTTGCCCTGCCGGGCGTCATACCGCTTCTTGTGGAAGGCAGAATCCGGGTCCGTCTGGTACTTCTCGATCAGGTTGGACAGGGTGACGATCGGCATCAGCTTGCCGCCGGCATCGCGCTCGCGGCTCCAGATCAGCATGACCGACTGATGCTCTCGGCACTGCGAGGCGATCTCCAGCGCGTCGATATCGTCCAACTCCGCGCCTTCCCACAGGCGGACGGCGCCGGGCGCGTAGCCCTTTTTCACCAAGTCGCTTCGGGCCTGCCAATAGGCCACCCACGTTTCAGCCCGCTTGCGTTCGCGCCAGACCAGGCCCGGCGCATCCTCGACGCGGGGCGGCGTGCGTTCAGTCATTGTTCTCCCTCCGTGCAGGTTGCGGGCTCATCGTGATCCCGTTGCGCTTATCCAACCACGCTTTCACAGCCGGCCAATAGCGCCTGTCCCCAAAAAGCGGTTGTTTCCGTGGAAAACCATACTTGGATTCCAGGCCGGGGAGGATCTTCCGCATGTGCTTCTCCGGCACGCCGAGGCGCCGAATGAGTTCGGCATCACTCAAGTAGAGCTTGCCTTGCTCACGCTCCAACGTATCGGGTGCCGGCATCGTCATTGTTAGTCCTTCGGCGGAGTGTCGAGTTCAACGCGGATGGCGTCCATCTCAGCCAGAAGCTTGTCGAGGCGCGGCTTCAGATCTTCGTAGACGTCCGGCATTTCCTTCAAATACCAACGAATTCGATCGGCGCCGTCAGACAAAACATCAGAGACCATTTGCTTCTCCTTTGGGGTTTAGAAGGGTGGTGAAGTGCTCATCGATGCATTGCCCGCAATCTTCCCAGCCAAACTTCTTGTGCGGGCAGGTGTCGTACTTCGTTGGGAAATCAGGCCCGAAGTTGCCGTCCAGATAGTCTTGGATGCCTTTGCGGAGCCTATTTAACTCGTGCAGGTCGTTGTTGATGCCGGGCCAGCAGACATCGCCAAGACGCGCCCCGCACTTCGGGCAGGGGCCTTTCGATGGCATCTCTATGCCTGCATTACATTTCATCCGCGCCCCCAAATGAGCAGCGCTCCAACAACCCCAAAGAGGATTGCAAACTGCACGCCCCACACCCACGGTCCGGGGTGGGCCATCTCATACAGTTCTTCGTAGTCGCTTTTCAGAGGGTAGGTCTCTCTGATCAGCTTCATCAGCCGTTCGCGCTCGTCATCATTCATGCTTTGCTCTTTCGATCTTTCGTCAAGTTCGAAACTGCCCAAAGGGAAAGTCCTTTCCCTTTTCTGGAAAGTTCTTTCCGTTCTCGTTTCATGAAACGTTCTGTGAACGCATGCGTCGACGGGCTGCGCCACACTCTCGCAGCCACCTGGCTATCGTTTGCGGCGGCCTGCCGACTACCCAAGAAAGGATTTTGATCGGCAGACCCTGCGCATACAGGGTGATCGCAAATAGCCGCTCGTTTGGTCTCGCGTGCCTCATGCCTGCACCACATCCTCAATAAACCGGAGGGCAGCGGCGAACGAGCCGACGATGGCGTGGCTGTGATATCGGAGCCAAGGGCTAATCCGGGTGCCGTGGTCAGCGACGATAACGACGAATTTGCCGCGCTCGAACGCATAGAGGATTTCCATGCTCGTCCCGACGCTGGGCTTGTCGTAATTCACCAGGACAACATCGCAGTTCGTGATGTCGATCTTGTCGAGTTCAACGATCTGCTTGACGCTCTCGTCCTCCTTGCCGCGGTAGTCCCGCCGCATGGGATCGATGGTGTCGGGCCACTTCGTCTTGACCAGTTCGCGCCAGTCTTTGCATTCCTCGTCCGTGCAGCCGTTGATCGGACCACAGAGGTAAATCTTCGTCATGCTAGCTCCATTTGCTCGGGTCGCAGTTCCCACGCGGCCTTGCACTGGATAGCGTCCCAGCGGTCAGCCATGCCGCGGGGCGTGTTCTGTGGTCGATGGTGGTTCTGGGCGATGTCGGTGCTATCGACGCTCGCGAACGGCCAGCGGAGCCCCAGGCATTGCATCCCGCGCAGCATGTGAAGCCACGGCAGGCGCGAATGACGTTTGGTGACTTCGTTGAAAGCCTCATCCATCCGACGCTCCCAAGGCTCGGAGAGCACAACGGCATATTCTGCGGTTGATCCGATGCAGACCTTCGGCCATTTGTCGGTGAGCTGTAGAAGGCGGTTTAGCGGTTCGTCCATATGCCAGACCGGAGCGCCGCGGTCGCCATGCGGCCATTCCCGGATCATGGCGTCTTGCAATTGCGAACCGCCGTCGATCACGTCCGGAATGATTGCCCAGGTGGTCGGGTAGGCAAGCCACTTGTCGCACCAGGCATAGAAGCCGTCCCAGTTCGTGTCCTTGCCGGACTTCCACTTTGAGAATGCGCCATTATCAAGCATGACTGACTGGCCGATTTGGTGGCAGCGGGCTACGTCCGCAGGGTGGGCGAACGACACGCAGAAATTCCGTCCCGCCAACTCGTAGAGCGCGGTAATCGGAGTAATGGGCGTGCCGTGATAGTGCATTGTCATTTGCTCTCACGGACACCAGAAGAAACCGGCGCAGAGAATGAGGCCGGAGCCCAATGCGTGACTTCAGCACTCCACAAATCCATGTCGCCGTCTTCGCATAGCTGCAGGATATCTATCTCCCGATAGCCCTTTAGCTCGTCCGGCTCTCCTGGCTTGCGGATGTAGGCCAGACCGCAATGGATACGCCCCCAGCTCAAGCCGCTATGATCGCGCGATCCCTCTAGCCGAATGAATTGCCGACCCGGCTGGTTATCCCACTCGGGACGCTCGCTCACTGGCTTCCAATCAATCTCAGCCATTTTTGCCCTCGCAGATTGCCGGAGAGTTCGCATTCGCCCCAGAGGTCTCCTGGGGAGTCCGGCCGGCAACAGCTTGGGCCGCGTCGCCCGTAATGTGCTCAAGCAGCTCGCCCAAGGCGTCCGAGTATCCGCGGTCGAACCCGGCGCCATAGCTGTTGTGCGCTATGGCTTCGCTCTTCTCGGCCTTCTCCCGCGCATCAAGAAAGCGCCGACAAATGTCATCAACTATGCGTTCAGCGTAGGTCATTGTGCCTCCCGATCTTGCGAAGTGTCCGAAAGTGCCTTTTTGACTTTCGCGTTTTTCAAAACGGATTCGGTGGTTGACTTGTCATTCAGCGGCACTCGGACAACCTTCACAGGTTCGGCACCGAACTTCGAAAAATCGTCAAGGCTGGCATAAACGCTCCCATCGGAGCGCCGATAGACGAACACCTTCGCACCGTTGACGATGTAATCGAGTTGCAGCGGCGTCATTGTGCGGCCCTCATGATTGCCCTGCCGATGATTTCCGGGATTTGCGGGACGACGGCGTTACCGAGGGTGCGCAATCGGTCCACCCGATTGGGAACCCCATCAGCCACTCGACCCACGGCGGGTTCAGTGAGCCACTGCCGTCCGTCAAGAGCACTGCCGAGCACAAATTGTCCGGCGGTCTGCCAGCTTCTCGGCGGGCTACCGACATCCCTTGGCCCTTGTAATCTCGAGCTACTGGCGTCGGCCATTTCTTGACCCACGTCGCCAGGCCATCCCCGCTCGTCTTGCTCAGGCCCTTCCGATTGTGATTGCCATTCACGGTCGGCGTTGGCAGCGGCGATAGAAAGTTGCGCGGCGATCTCCCCGCTGAGCGGAGCGCTATTGCCTTCGTATTTGTCGCTTCCGGCGTCGGTAGCAATGATCCAGATGCGGTCGCGCTGGTGAGGCGCACCAACGGCTGACGCCGGTATGCAATGCCACTCCGCGTCATACCCGATCTCGGCCATGCGCCCGAGTACGGCGTCCAACCCTCGACTAAGCAGCGCTGCCACGTTCTCCAGCACCGCGCGGAATGGTCGTACCATGCGAATGGTTCGTAGGAGAGGCCAGACGAGTCCAGAACGGGCGCCGGCAAGTCCGGCACCTTCTCCAGCGAGTGAGATATCTTGACACGGAAATCCGCCTGAGATGACCGTTTCCGGACCCTGCGAAGCAAGCTGTTCAGCGCATAGATGCCCTGGAAGTTGTATGCGTTCGGCCATCGCTCTTTCAAAACCCTTCGGCAAAATTCATTGATCTCGCAGAACGCAACCGTCTCCATGCCGGCCTTTTCCAGACCCAAGGAAAAGCCGCCGATACCCGAAAATAGATCAACTACTTTCATTGTCCCTCGCGGAGTGGGCGCGTGTCCGCGTACCAGCGTCCGCCCCGCCAAATTTCGATAAGCGCTTCCCAGATGGTCATCCTGGGCGCCGGCTCACCTGTCTTGCTGTTCGGAAATCCTCCGCACATGGCGACCTCACATGAAACTGTTGGAGTTGGAATTGAGGATGCGGGGCTCAGCCTTGAGGCTGGCGACCTCGGCGCGGAGACGTTCGATCTCGTCGGCCGCTGCTCGCAGCCATGCCGGGTCAATACCCGTTTGGTTCTTCATGTAGTCAGCGACGTTTCTGAGGTTCTGTACCGAAACGGTCATTTGCCGCCCTCGCTCTTGAGGACAAGATCTGCAGGCTGTACGTGTTGGTAAGACTGTCGATTACGGATGCGATGGATAGTGGCGGTTGAGACGCCAAACTCTTTGGCCAGACCGTTGACGACGCCGACTACGCCAAAGGGCGAATTGCAAATGCGGATGATTTCTTCGCTCGTGAATATCCGCTGGTCTGTCCGATCTTTTCGCCAAAGGCGGCCAGCGTGGATATCTCGGACGTTCGTCTCCGAAACATTGAAACGGGCTGCAATATCAAGAACAGGAAGCTTGTTCTGTAGCGCTCTAATCTCATCGACTTGTTCCAAGGTCAGCTTGCGCTTCGGCTGAGACCCGGATTGCTGCCAGCGTTCTTGCTGATTTTCAGATGCTGTCTTCCAAGATAAGTGTCGAGGATTGACGCAGCCCTTCGCGCCGTTTCCGCAGGAGTGAGCCGCATGGTGCTGCGGGGTCGGCGGGGTCCCATTGACGTGCTCACACATGACGCGGTGAGCGGCCATCCTACCGCCGTCGAAGTAAGCGTAGCCATTCCTGGACAGGGCGAAGGGCCATATTAGACACCATTCAACGTAGGGGTAGTCCAAGTGTGCTCGCATCCAAGCTCTGGCCTTACCGTCGCCCTGAAGGCGGCCCAGCACAACAGACCCTCCCTGCGCGGTAAAACTCGTGTTTGATGCGGTCATGGATTTGCCTTTGAAAGAAGTTGGCCGGTCCAAAGCATGGCCTGCATGATGCCGACGACGATGGCTGCGACCTTCCACACGATCGGCGGAAACAGGTCGATCAGTATCCAGAGCCACGTCGGTATGATGCGGACCAGGAGGTCTTTCACGCGCTTACCCTCCGCTTCGACGGATTGAGCATGGCGGTGAAGATGGAGATGTCAGTCTTGCACTCGACGAGCGGGCGGAAGTAGTCCGCTAGGAAGCCAAATTCCATCAATCCGCAAGCCCGAGACACCATCGGTTTGTTATGAATTTCGCGAAGGTAGAGGCGTGTCTTTCCATCTGTGCCGGGACAAAAGCCGCGGATGGTGTAGACGCAATCCTTCTCCGCATAGATTGCATCAGCCTTTCTGAGTTCATTGGGCCAATGAATTATGCAAACCACCTTCTGCCCCACTCGAAATGTCACTTTCCGTCTCCTTTCATGTGCGAAACAGCCAATCGCAGAAACGAAACCCAGCCCACCCTGCGAGCAACAACACACAGAGCTTCACTAGCGGATGCTCGATGTACTGAGCGGCTTCGACGAGATAGGAGGGGATCATCGCGACCTCAGTGTCATGGCCAGCAAGAACGGGTCTTTGCCGTGGCACTTCCACCACTCCAACTCGTTGCCGAATGCGTGTTGCTCTCGGTGATGCTTGCCGCACAATGGAAGCGCCCATCGATCGCTCGGCTTCTCAGCCATTCCAGTGTGCGCCTTGCCGTGCTCCAAGGAGGCCGTTCGGATGTGCGCGGCCTCCACCGTAGTGTCGTCGCCGCAGATGCAGCAGGGCAATGACCGGATGTAATCCAGGTGCTTGTTGTCGCGCTCGCGGGGCTGACGCTGGCGTAGGGTCACAGCTTCATCTCCGCGCGCTTGGTTGCCTCTTCGCTCTGCCACTCGTTGAACCGCATCCGAACCCACTCAAGCTTGACCTTCGCCAGGTTGGCCGAGGTCCGCGCGTTCACCATGCCGGCGATCCAGTCGTGCCATTCTTTGGACGCCTTCACGGTCTGCTCGGCCCGGTTAACCGGAATGTCTCCGAGCGCTCCCATGCGCTGGGCAAGCACAGCCGTCTTGGTTTCCTCAAGCATCGAAGCAGCCGCGTCCTTATCGACCCAATCCTTGGCCGCCAGACGAAATTGCTCGCTGAGTGGCGCGTTGCTCATCAGAATGGGATGTCGTCGTTCATGTCTTCATTGCGGGTGGCGGCACGAGCGGGCGCTTGCCGGGCTGCCTGCTTTTGACCTGCGCCTTCCTCTCGCTGCTTAGGTGGGAAGAGAGTGAGCCAAGCCTGGCCCTCGCTATTGCCAACCGGAAGCGCGTCCAGAACCACATTGATGCGATCCTCCTTCACGAAGGCGGCGCCGATCTTGGTGGAGCGCCACTTGCCGTCCTTGTCCTTGCGACTGGTCACAACGTCGTATCGATCAATCATTCTGCTGCCTGCTGGGTTGAGGACGCGCCGATGCGGTCCAGGTTGTCATTGAGGTGCTTGCGCATGGCGACCGGCAATCCAGCGATGAGCCCCTTGTTGCTCTCGCGGAACTCGCTGGCGGTCGCCGCGTCGGTTACGAAGTTCTTGATGCCGGATGTCAGCAGCCGATACGCCTGAATGCCGCCACGAACGCCCCATTGGCATCGCGGGGCTTCCTGCTCGTAGAAGTGCTCCAGCTTGCCGATCGCCTCTTTCTCGAAAATGAAGCTCTTCCCGCGCGCCGTGATGGGCATCCAAGGAGCCTTCAGGTCGTACAGGTAGCGACCGACGCCCCAGCGGACCGCGGCGCGCTTGAAGGCATCGGAGAGGGCGCCTTTGTCGGCCTCGTAGTCCGTGTTGCCGGCGCCGTCCGCCTTCCAGATCCACTCGTTGCCGACTAAGATGCCGATATTGCAGACAATTGAGCCCTGCATGCCGTCGCTGTACTTGTTCTGCCAGCCGCCGGGACCGCAGACGGTATCGAGGCGGTCCATCACGTCGCGGGCGTCGATGTAGCAGAGCGCCATGCCGCTGGTTTTCTCGCCATTGGTAGAGCCAACGCGCCATGAGATGCTCTCGACCGGGAAGGGCTCGCAGAGGGCATCGAATATTTCTTGGGCATCAACCATTGGAGACCACCTTCAGGCTCTTCCGCCTGTGCTGCCGGATCACCGCGTTCAATCCGATGATCGTTTCTTCGATGTCCTCGATTTCCCTGGCGCCGAACTCTGCGTGGCGCGCAGGCTGGAACATGTAGACGTCGAATAAATCCTTGGCGTTGTCGCGAAGACCTTTGGTCATGCGGCCGATGTCGTCGTTCATAGCAATTCGTCCTCATCGCTGATCTCGAAGAGATTGTTCGGACTGTCTTCTCTCCACCCGCAAAATTCGCAGCAGTATGGACCGCACTGCTGCATACCCACCCCGATATCAACGAAGTCAGCCGTAGCTACAGCGCTGCACTTCGGACAAATCGATTGATCGAAGGCTAGAACAGACATGCGATTGCGAAGCTCCCTGCGACTGTGAGAACGATAGCGATCCAGTAGTCACGCATCTGCCACCTCCCGCCAAAGCACGGTCTGCAGCTTCATTTCCGCGACGTAATCGGCAGGCGCCATGAACTGGTCGTACAGGGCCTTCATCACGGCTTGGTTGGTTTCGGGTAAGCGCATGTAGCGCTCGAAGGCTTCGATATCTTCGGTCATCGTTCGTCCTCGATCTGCTCAAGAAGATCGGCGATTGCTGCCTGCTCGGTCGGGCCGCGCCCAACCGGGTGTGTTGACCACCAGCCCTCGCTGTCGCTCTCAGCTTCGTAATTGTCGGTGACTGCAGACCAGTCCATGCAGCGAACCGGGATCGGCGGGTAATCGTGATTGGTGTGGATCTTGACGCCGTTGATGATGTGCAGGGCCATCGCCGTTACTCCGCCATCTCGATTGCGCGGCGGCGGTCGGCCTGAACTGCTGCAAGCTCTTCACCGCTGATCGGCGTGCGGTAGCTGTCCATCAGCAGGAGCGCGGCGGTCTTGAACTCTTCCGTCACATCTTTGTCGGTGCCGACTTCGATGATTGAGGAGACCGTGAAGCGCTCGCCGGTCATCAGGTTGCCCCACTCGCCGGCAGCCAGAGACTTGATGGTTTCCTCGCGGCCCATCTCTTTCAGATCGCGCTCGGCGACGTAGGGCTCGCGGGTTCCGCAGATGACGAGATATATTTGACTGGCCATTGCCGTCCCCCTGGCTGGTGATTTGCTGACAGGGATATAGTTGCACAAGTCGCAACCGACTGCAATAGGAAAGATGCGCAACTTGCAACTTTTTTTCAGGCAAAGAAAAACCCGCTCTAGGCGGGCTTCCCCGGCTCCTATGCCCGCTTGGCGGGGAAAGCAGCCTCTATCATGGCTCTTATGCGCTCTTTTTCGTCCGCCGATCTATCCCGAAGCAGCCTAGACAGCCAGTCTACGTCAGGGTCGGTGAATATATCAACGACATCATGGCCCTTCCCGAAGAATTCCCCGAGCTTGCGGGCCCATTCGGGGGATGGGGTGGAGGGGCGATCTTCGTCCAGCCACCGGGAAAGCTGGCTTTTGTCCACATCCAGCGCCTCCACAATCTCGGCCCTGGTGACGCCGTGGCGTTCCATCAGTTCATGCAAATAGTGCGGGCGCCTTGGCGTGCGGTTGGCGTAGATCTGCGCCAGCGGGGCTCTATTGGGCTTTCTGGACATGGTTGCGAGATTGTCGATTCCCGCTTGCGATGTCGTTAACGGATTGCGCAACATTACCCCTTGACTTCCGTTGCTAGTTGCGCAACTATGTCGGCATGCACGTATCCCTTACCCAATTGTTGGACGCCAAGGGCCTTCGCCTTGCAGACCTCGCGCGCAAGACGGGGGTCAACAAGGCGACTGTGACGCGCTGGGCGCAAAAGACCGTCCCGCTGACCAGGGTTTACCAGATCGAAAAGGAAACGGGGATCTCCCGCCACGAACTGAGGCCCGACTTTTTCGGGGAACCTCAATGAGTGACGGGGCGGTCGATCAGTTGTTGGAGGTTGAACGCCTCTTCGGCGGTGTTGATGCACTGCTGGCCGCTTATCATCAAAAGGTCGGCGCGCATCACGCAACTGTAGAGCCAGTGGACCTGACCGCCACGGCGAACGCCGCAGATGATTCGGACATTCGGTCCGTCGATCTCCGTGACGACTTCGCTGATGAAGTATTCCGGCAGTCCATAAGTATCGGGCGCGCTGGGCGCCTCTTTGTGCATTCCCATTCCCGGCGACTCCCCCGCAAATCACACTTGTGCTCATACTGTGTTCACAACCTGACAGGGCGCAAGAGGAAACACGCGCACCAGTATCCATACAATTACGGATATCCCGAGAAAATTGAGTCAAATGTTCCTTCTGCGGAACTCCCATGCGTGCCATGCGCATCGTCTCATTTTGGGATTCGTCAGCGCGCGATTTCATTTCGGATGGTTTCGGAAGAGCCATTTGAGGGTCAAAAACAACGCAAGCCAAAGCACCAGACCCGCGCCGAGCGCGATCAGTATCCAATCGAACATCTCACTCTCCTGGAAGCGGGTGCGCCATGACGCATTGGCGGACACCGAAAGTGACGAGCGGAGCCACGTCGGGGGATCAACCGCAGCTCCGCTCTCTGCACGCGCCCTACACAACGCGGCGCGACAACATAATTTTCTTCCCGACCTCCCGGCCGAGTGAGCGACAGGCTCCTCAGCCCAACTGCCAGCGGCATTCAGTTGTCGCTGGCGATTTTATTCCCGACCCGATCGACCATCGCGAGTTCGGCTCGTGGGCGTTCACCATCGCCTTCTTTGCTGCCCCCAGCGTCATCGTCACCTTGGGTGTCGTTGGTTATGCGGTCTATGCGCTGCTGGTTGCGCAGCCTGTTGAGTATTAGCGCGGCGGTAAGCCCGATCTGTGTGAAGCCCACGTTCGTTTCCACCATGTGTCCCCAGTAGGAGTAACTTCGATGACGGCAACAGTAGCCAGAACGGCGAATTGCGCAAAAACAGGCACCGACGATAGCGTCGGCCAGAACCGTCGCGGGCGTCGGCTGAATGCCGATCTCATGCGGAAATCGCGTGACGTTTTCCCTGTGAAGACAGCTCACCATCTCGCTGACATCACGGGTTATTCCGTGCGGGCGTGTGAACGCTGGCTATCTGAGCGCGTTGTAATTCCAGGCGACGCGCTGGCCTCCCTTCTCCAATCGGAATGGGGCAGGGAATTTCTATCAGCCGTCATGACCGACAACACGCCGCGCTGGTGGCTGCAGCTCAAGGCATGGATTCAGGCGATCGATCTGGCCGCCGCCGAGCGCAAGCATCGCCGGAAACTGCGGGAGCTTCTTGATGACGCAAACCAGGCACCGCGTTCGGCTGCCCTGCTTTTACAGGACGAGGATTTTTATTCGGGCCAGCCTTACCCGGTTCGTGCGCTGGCTAAGGGGCGGATGAAATGATGCATAACTCTCATTCACACTTTCACAAAGCAGATCCGCCGAGGTAGGCCAGCGCCCGCCGGCCATCACATGTGCGGGCACAGTAAAGAGGGCAGGGGTTATGCGTTTATCCATCAACGACGACTGCGACTTTGGCACAAAGGCCGAGATCGCCACGAAACGACTGTTGGCTTTGCTCAAGGAGCACCATGATTACTCGGTGCCGTTTCAGGCCACGCGCGCCAAGCTGATTGAGATCAAGTCAGAGCCAGAAGTGGCCATTCCCATTGAGATCGGAATCCTTCCGGTCCCGACAGGGAAGCTTACAGTTGACGCGATCAAGCGCGTTGTCTGCATGCACTTCGGCATCAGCCACAACGACATGATTTCCCCGAGGCGGGATCACAAGGTCCAGCGTCCGCGCATGGTGGCGATGTACCTGGCGCGCGAGTTCACGGCACACGGGCTGCCGACGCTGGGCAAGTTCTTCCACCGCGACCACACGTCAGTCCTGCACAGCATCCGAAGGATGGATGGCATGGTCAAGGATGGTCGTGACCCGATTGTGCAGGATGCTCAGTATCTCCGGGAGGTGTTGAGCGCATGATGGAAGATTTGGTTATCGATCGCAGTCCGGAGCAGAAGCGCATCCGCATGGAGAAGCTTCGGGTCGAGCTTGCAGAGCTTGGCTATTCCGTCGTGACGACTGCATGGCTGCACAAGATGATGGCCATCGTGGACTTCTACACGGAAGGCAAGCCGCAGTTGGAGGCCGCCGAATGAAGATCCGCACCATCATCAACCGGCGCAAGAAGGCGCTTAAGACTGCGAGTCCGAGGCGCCGGGACAAGCTTCGGCATGAGCTGCGTGTGGCCCAAGTGGCGGCCCTGCTCCGCAAGGAGTGCGCGGCTTGAAACGCCCTGAGCAAGAAATTCACAAGGCTGTTGTCGCGCATCTCAATGCGAGAGCGGAGCCGGACGTGTTCTATTTCCACCCAGCCAATGGAGGGAAGCGGACAGCATTCGAGGGGCGGCTATTCAAGGCGCTGGGCGTCGTTGCCGGCGTTCCTGATTTGATATTTCTCAAGCGGGGCCGGATGTACGCCTTGGAGTTAAAGGCTGCCAAGGGCCGCCCCACTGCCTTGCAGAGCGAGTGCCATGAGGCAATGCGCCGTTGCGGGGCCGTTGTTGAGGTCGCCCACTCGTTGGACGAGGCGCTGGTGACCCTCGAATATTACAACATCTTAAAGCGTTCTGTTGCGTCTGCGTCAAATCCAACAGCAGGGGAAGAAAATGACAGAGACGGGTCACAACAGCAACGCTCAACTGAAGGCTATCGTGGAGCGTATTGAGAGCGTCAACGAGCAGATCAAGGGGCTCACTGACGACCGCGGCGACATTTTTTCGGAAGCCAAGGGCAATGGCTTCGACACTAAGGCGCTACGCAAAATAATCGCGTTGCGGAAGCTTAGTTCCGAAGATCGGGCCGCTCAGGATCAGATCCTGGAAACCTACATGCACGCATTGGGGATGCTCGCTTGAAGCCAGCCGGGAATCCCTGGATGAAGTTTTATCCCGCCGATTGGAGGGCGGACGCAATGTTGCGCCTGTGCTCCATCGGTGCGCGCGGGCTATGGGCCGAGATGATGTGCATCATGCACGCGGCGGATAATTACGGATCGCTGCTCGTCAACGGTAAGCGCATAGACAAAAAGCAGCTCGCCGGCCTCGCTGGAATCTCCGAAAAAGAGTGCATTTTTCTTCTTTTGGAGCTGGAAACAAACGGGGTTTTTAGCAGGGACGAAGACGGAACGATCTATTCACGTCGTATGCGACGCGACCACGCTAAGGCTATCAAAGATAAGGAGAATGGCAAGAAAGGTGGCAACCCAACGGTTAAGGGTGGGGTTAACCCCCAGGATAACCCAACGGATAACGGGGGGGATAAAGCCCAGAAGCCAGAAGCCAGAAGCCAGAGGCTAGACAAGAAAGATACGCGCGAAGACGCGCTTTCGTATGATTTCGAGTTCGCTGGTTTTTGGGAGGCTTGGCCGAACAAGGTTGGCAAGCCTGCTGCCTTAAAAGCCTTCGTTGCTGCCAGAAAGCGCGCCGGCCTCGATGCCATTGTTGAGGGGGTGTTCGCATACATCCGCGAAAAGCCGCCCGACCGGGCTTGGCTCAATCCCGCAACCTTCCTCAACCAAAACCGCTGGGAAGACCAGCCTGCACAGGTGGCAAATGGACGATCAGGAACATCGGTTCAAGAAGCTAAATCTCTCAGTCACATCGCCCGAAGACATGCGGAACAAGGAATTAGCTTTGGAGAACGCCCGCCTTCTCCGAGTGCACGCCTCAACGCGAGCGTCCCTGATGTTCGGCTGCTATCGCAAAGCGGAGGCGAGCGACCCGGAGATCTATGCGGCGGCGACGGCATCGGTATTGAGCGAGTACCCGCCGGAGGTGATCGACTACATCACGGACCCGAGGACGGGCCTGCCGAGCAAATCACAGTGGCTGCCCAGCGTATTCGAGGTTAGGCGGGCCTGCGAGGAACACCAGGATTACCTGCGTAAGGTTGAGTTGGTGCGTGCGAAACGAGCGGCGCAGGGCCGATAACAGTATCACACCGGGGCATCACAGTGGCACGAACCAAGCGCAGGCAGCCTTACGACCCATCCAAGGCACACGATCGACGCGCGTCAGATTCCAATCGCGGCGTAGAGAATTACCTGACACCAAAAGAGGTGGATGACCCATACGAGGCGGGGGGAAAGATCATCGTCATGCGCTCAACTCGGGACGATCCTTTGGCAGACCTCCATGCTCGCCACATGATCGACGAAGCGCAGTACCAGGCGGGGCGGGAGTTTCAGAGCGACTTTGAGACCGCCGAGAGAGGGCCGAGGGCGATTGATCCGTCAAAGGAAGCCGTGGATGGGGGCGTGATGCCGGAGCCTATCACGGAGGCCCAGAGGCGGGCTGCAAGGCAATTGGCGATTGTATATCGGGCGCTTGGTCAGGATGGCGCGGCGCTGACGCACGACGTTTTGGTTCACAGCAAGACGCGGGCGCAGATTGCGCAGTCGAGAGGGCTGACCGGGAAGAGGTGGGAGGAATACTACGGGATGCGGTTTCGTGAGTGTTTGGATTGCTTAGCGCTGGTTTATGGCTTTGCGATGGAGAAGGGGCGATGAGCAAGAAAAATCGCCGCAACAGCATCGAAAGGCGCAGGCGCAGGGTTTATTTGCATGAGCATCAGGGGGATAAATGCTTTTGGTGCCATGAACTGGTCCCGTTCGAGGCGTCAACCGTTGATGAATTGATGCCGCGCGCTCACGGCGGATCTACTGCGTGGCGCAACATCGTTATGGCGTGTCGCACATGCAACGTGCGTCGTAGTGACACGATTGCTCCATCTTGGGCTTTTGAGGCGGCCGCAAGCCGGGAAGACGCGCGGTCCTCATACAGGAAGGATCAACGTTTCAAGCCGCCACAAGCGGCTGTACCCCCAACCGGTATAGGGTATTGACACCGGGAGTAACTAGGTGTACCAAAGCCACCATCCGAGTGATTTGCCATCAGCACGTAGATCACAAGATAGCCCGCGCCGGGAAACTGGTCGCGGGTTTTTCTATTTCCGAGTTCGGGCACCCTCAAGCAAACCGATAGAGCGCATCCCCCTGCTGACGCGGCCGACTTACGTGCCGAGGCTCTCGACATGCTGAGTGGTGCCCGAAACCCTAATCCCGTGGCGTAAAAAGCTATACGCGGCCGTTGCGCGCGCCTCGGCCATTGGATGCGGGAGTCGCGCCCCGTCGGGAAAGCGAATGTCCGCAACCGTGATCTACGCTGATTTCGCCACCAAGACCTGGCATCGGCCTGAGACTTTGGAAGAGATGGCGTTAGCGATGGTAGAGCAGTTCAACCGTATGGCGGAATCTGGAACTGAAGTGGTTTGCGAGATGGTGCCTTACCATGGTGCCGGGATAGATGGGATTCCGTATCAAGCGCCAGAGAATGACGCTGGTTGAGTTTGGGGACAATGACCAGCGGAGCAAGTTGATCCGCCACGACTGGTGATCAGACAGTGGGTTTTGTGGTACAAAAAGTTCTGACTGCGGCGTGGAAGGACACGCACGACGGTAGGGTACTGGTACTGAGGCAAAAGGAGCCGCCCGCCTCACTCTCGCAAGAGATGCCGAAAGGGGCCGCAAGGGTACAAGTCAGCTCACAAAACGAGCCGCCCGTGAGCAGCCGGTATCAAGCCCGGCCAGTCAGGCAGGAGAATGTGATGAACCAAGTAGAGATCGAGACCAAGGCCGTGATCGCTCAATACGCCAATCTATTGGCCATTGTTGGCGTTCCGGGGGCCCGGCAGCCGTCAAAGGCGACCATGGCAGTTTATGTTGATCGGCTGAAGGAATTGGTTGAGCGGCTTCCCTAGACCAATGACGCTGGTTAGTGACAATGACCTTGCATGGCTTGCAGCTAACCTTGCAGTGGCCCTCAACGACATCAGGTGTCAAGAACGCATGAGCATCAACGCGATCAGGCAGGCGCTAAGACATCTTCCGGGCGGGAAAGATGCGACTATGCGCTACGGGCTGGGAGGAAGAACCCAGATCTTCCAAATCGGGGACGAAGAGGTCGAGGTAGGTCCAGAGGCCACGGCATCGGACATTGAAGCGGCGCTTGAGCGTAAAAAAAAAATTCAGAGCATCCCATAGCGGTCATTGAAGAGATATCAGGCATGAGCGTTTCAGGATACGAGCCAGGATCGATCAGGGCGCGTCTGGATGCGTTAAAAAAGCAAGGCAAGGATCGGCGGGATGCTGCCATTGCCAAGCTGGACGAGGCCGGCAAGAAGCATGAGGCCGTATCTGAAGAGATCGAGCGCGTTGCGAGCCAGATCGAGAAAGAGGCTGACGACGCGATTGCTGAGTTCAGCGAGTTTACGAATGGGGGTCCACAATGAGCGCAGCTGACAGGGCGGCGTTCATGCAGTTCAAGGATGGCGATGTTGTTTCATTGCTGTCTGGTGGGCCCTTAATGACGGTCGAGATGACCCGCGAAGATGGCTTTATTCCGGCTATATGGTTCGTTGAGGGCGTGGTTCACAGGGATTGCTTTGATCCCGCCATGCTCCAAAAGTGGGTGAAGTTCGAGCCATGAACATAGCAGACGACAGTGAATCCATCCGCAAGCGCATGGAAGAAATAGAGCAGGAGCGGGTAAAGCAGATCATGGGCGTGCCGATTGAGGAGCCAAAGGCTGTGGAAGCGCCGAAGGATGTTGACTGGGCGAGTGCGTATGGATCGCCATCAGCCTATCAAGATTTGTACCGCCATCTGATGTCAATGGAGGCGGATAGCTGGCACCTTGCTTCGATACCCAAATTCATTGCCCTGACCGAAGAAAAGCTAAAGCTTACAAAAACGTAACCTGAATGCAACATGCCGTTTGAAGCCGGAAACCAAGAGGGCAAAAAGGCCAATCACAAGAAGCCCCGCATCATCACTCAGAAGCTCATTGCAAGACTTCAGGATGCCGATGGGGCTGCGCTGGATCGCATGTTGGCTGCAATCATTGCCAAGGCCCAGGAAGGCGACGTGCCGGCGTTCAGAGAGATCATGGACCGCGTGGAAGGCAAGGCGCCGCAGCCCGTCGAGAACGGGGAAGAGGGCGACTTCAAGATCAGTGTTACGTGGCTGAAGTCGTAATACCCTATTGCCCGCGGCCGCAGTTCATACCCTACCACGAGCGCACCGAGCGCTTTGCCAAGATCGTAGCCCATCGGCGCTTTGGTAAAACAGTCGGCTGCATCAACGACAAGATCAAGGCGGCGCTGAGCAACCCGAGGCAATATCCGCCTCCCAGGTATGCCTATGTTGCCCCGACCTACACGCAGGCCAAGGACATAGCCTGGTCTTACCTGAAGCACTACAGCGCGCCCATACCGGGCATTAAGACATCGGAATCGGAGCTTTGGGTTGAATATCCTAATAGCGCTCGAATCCGGCTCTACGGGGCCGACAATTACGATCGAATGCGCGGGCTCTACCATGATGGCGTCACTATCGACGAGCCTGCACAAATGGACCCGAGAGCGTGGCCTGAGGTTATCAGACCTACGCTTTCAGATTATAGCGGATGGGGAACGTTCATTGGTACTCCAGCCGGTCGAGATTGGTTCTACAAAATCGACCTCGCCGAAGATGGAACGCCCGCATCAGACTTCTTCCGCCTCACGCTCAAGGCCAGCGAAACCGGGATCATCAAGCCCGAGGAGCTGGAAAGTCTCAAGTCGGGCCTGACACAAGACCAATACGAGCGCGAGTTCGAGTGTTCGTTCGACGCCGCCATTGTCGGCGCCTACTTTGCCCAGATGATGGCCAAGGCTCGAGCGCAGGGCAGGATTGGCCGGGTATCTGCGGATCCGTTATTGCCACTGCGAGCGTTCCACGACATCGGCGGTTCAGGTGGACTGGCCGACGCTTACACCATCTGGATTGTCCAGTGGGTGCAGCAGGAGATCAGGGTTCTCGACTATTACGAGAGCGTTGGCCAGGTGCTTGCCTACCACGTCAATTGGATGCGTGAGCGTGGCTACGAGAAGGCCATCAATTATCTGCCGCACGATGGCGCGCATCACGACAAGATCACAGGCAAGCGATACGAGGACCATTGGCGGGATGCCGGGTTCCAGGTCGAACCTTCAGTGCAGAATCAAGGCAAGGGCGCGGCAATGATCCGCGTTGAGGCCCTGCGCAGGCATGGTGACAAGATTTGGTGGAACGAGGCGACCACGGAAGCCGGGCGCAACGCCATCGTTCACTATCAGGAAAAGCGAGACGAAGAACGCAATGTTGGACTTGGGCCTTTGCACAATTGGGCGAGCCATGCGGCGGATTCGTTGGGCATGATGGCCTGCTGCTATGTCGAGCCGTCCGGCTATGCGAAGTTCAACCGGCCGCTGATCTACGCTAACGCAGGCGTCGCCTGATGTACGTATACCTCGCGGAGAAGAATGACCTGCCATACCCGATTATTTTACCCTATGTCATCAGCTTGGGCATCCTGATCATGCATAGCGCGGCATTGATGCCGGGCCGCGAGTGGCGGCTAGAGACGCTGGGCCTCTAATGCCCAAGATGGACACGATCTCGCTCAAGGCCCTTCTTCAGGGGCAGAAGGCTGCGGCGCTGTCGGCGAACAATGCCGCTGAGCTGTCTGCCGAGCGCGAAAAAGCCATGGATTACTACCTCGGTCGGATGACCGATCTGCCGGCTCAGGATGGCCGCTCGAGCGCTGTTTCGTCTGACGTGGCGGATACCATTGAAGGCCTGATGCCCTCGCTGATGGACATCTTTGCGGGCTCTGATGAGGTTGTGCGGTTTGACCCGGTCGGACCTGAGGACGAAGAGGCTGCACAGCAAGAGACCGACTACGTGAACCACGTGTTCATGCAGCAAAACCCCGGCTTCATGACGCTTTATTCGTTCGTGAAGGACGCGCTTCTGCAAAAGGTCGGCATCGTCAAGGTGTGGTGGGAAGAGAGCGACCAGGAGGAGCGGGAGACGTATTACGGCCTGACCGACGTTCAGTACATGGCGATGCTGCAGGCGGTCGAGATGTCTGACGGGGCCATGAAGATCGTCGAGCACACGCAGAACGGCGAAGAGGCTGAAGAGCCCGCCGAAGAGGCCGCCTACTGATGGACATGACCCCGGCTGAACAACTGGCGGCTATGCCCAAGCCGCCGCCAGAGCCGATCACGCACGACATCACGATTGTCACCACGCGCAAGCTGGCATCGGCCAAGGTGCTAGGCGTTCCCCCGGAAGAGTTCGGGATCGAGCGCAACGCTCGTGACATCAAGACCTGCAATTACTGCTACCATGAGGTCGTCACCAAGACCGAAACCCAGCTCATTGACGAGGGTTTCGACGCAGAACAAATTAGGGCGCTGAACGACTATACCGGCACCAGCGACAACGAGACGATCAGTCGGGATTCGGTTCAGGAGCATACCGGCGCCGGCAACATCAACGCCGCTGCCCGCCTGGTCAAGATTACCGAGCACTACGTTAGGATGGACTACGAAGGTAAGGGCCGTGCCTGTCTTTACATGGTCATTACGGGTGGCGATCAGGGCGAGATCCTGAAGAAGGACGGCAAGGTATGCATCGAGCCGATCGATGTCATTCCATTCGCCTGCACGACGCCGGTCCCGATTACCCATCGCTTCTTCGGCCGGTCGATCGCGGACCTCGTTGTAGATATTCAGAAGATCAAGACTTCGCTGCTGCGGAGCGGCTTGGACAGCAAATACCTGTCCAGCGGGGCGGATGTCGAGATTGCCGAAAGCCATGTGGGCGCCAGCACGATTGACGACCTGTTGGGGCCAAAGCGGCCGGGCAGGATCATCCGCACGAAGCAGCCTGGCGGCCTGAACTACCAAGTTGTGCCGGACACCTCGGAAGCCTCCTTCGCGGCCATGGGGTACATGGATTCGCTGTTGGAAATGCGGACTGGCGTCAGCCGGCAGGGGCAGGGCGTCGATGCCAATGCCCTGCAGAACCAGTCAGCGACGGCTGTGGCGCAGGTGTTCAGCGCGTCCCAAGCCCGCATGAAGCTGATTGCGCGCATCATGGCCGAGGGCGTGCGCGATATCTTCTCGCTGCTGCACCACACCATCCGCTCGCACGGTCAGGAACAACAGACGGTTCGGCTGCGGAACAAATGGGTTGAGGTTGATCCGCGGAACTGGAAAACCCGCAACGACATGACGATCAACGTCGGCTTGGGGAACGGCGGCAAGGGCGAGCAGTTTGCGCAGATCATGGCGCTGGCCAACGTCCAGAAGGAAATGATTGCCGGCGGCAAGACCAATCTGGTTGGCGATCAGGAGCTATACAATACCGGCTCCGAAATCGCCCGGATCATGGGCCACAAGAACGCGAACAAGTTCTTCAATGATCCCAGCGAGAAGAACCCGGACGGGTCACCAAAATATCCGCCGCCACCGCCGCCAACTCCTGAGTCCGTCCAGGTTGCACAGCTAAAGGCGCAGAGCGATCAGCAGAAGCTTGGTGTTCAGGCCCAGCTTGACCAGCAGGCGGATGAGCGTAAGGCCCAGATCGAGGCCACACAGGCGCAGGCCGATATTGCGACACAGGATCGCAAGACGCAGGCTGAGATGATCCAGTCTGAGCGGGAATTCGAGCTGAAGCGCGAACTGGCCATTCTTGAGTTCCAGTTACAGGAGCGAATTGCCGAGCGCGAAGAGGCCCGCAAGGAGCGGGAACATCAGCAGCAGATGGCGCAGAGCGCAGAGCAGCACCGCCAGCAGATGGAAGCTGGCGTATTCAAGGTTGCGCAGGGTGCCGAGGCGCATGATCAGAAGATGGAGCAGATGAAGAGCGCTCCGAAGCCCAAGGGTGGTAAGTGACGACAGCCTTTGTCCTAGCTTCTTCCGACCACGGCCCGTTAATCGTCAATCGTTTCGACTATAACCATACGCACACTGGCGATTTCTACGGCGTCGGCGCCCAGATCATGGAGAACGGCTGCTATGATCCACGCGACGTGCAAAGCCTCAAAGACCTGCTTATGTGCCGGCGAAATCACTTCGGCGACGGCGTTGTTGCTCTCGATGGTGGCGCCAATATTGGCGTGCATTCTGTTGAATGGGCTCGCCTTATGCGTGGGTGGGGCTCTGTCCTCGCAGTAGAGGCGCAGGAGAGAGTTTTCTACGCATTGGCAGGTAATCTGGCCCTTCAGAATTGCTCTAATGCACGAGCCTTATGGGCAGCGCTCGCGGACGTACCGGGCGAACTGTCCATACCCGAACCTGACTACACCCAACAGGGCAGTTTCGGGTCTTTCGAATTAAAGCCGCGTGTCGGAACCGAGTTCATCGGTCAGCCGATCGATTACGCTAAGCCGACCTCGACTGTGAAACAGATCATGATTGATGGTCTGGGCCTTGAACGCATGGATTTGATGAAGCTGGACCTCGAGGGGATGGAAGCCGAGGCGCTGGACGGCGCGCGGGAGACCATCGAGCGTTGCAAGCCCATCCTGTTCGTGGAGACGATAAAATCAGACAGGGACGCGATATCGGCCGCGCTGCGGAATGAAGGTTATGTGGTGCTCAACAACGGGATGAACATCCTGGCCATCCACAAGACCGACAAGACGCTGGAGAACGTCAAGACCGTCAAGGAGGCGGCGTGAACGTCGAGAAATACCGCGCAACAGCTAACAAGCTGATCCGCAATCCCGACGATCCGATTGCCTTAGTAGACCAGTTTGCACTGATCTCCGAAAAAAAGGACGGCGCGAGACACTTCCTGCCGCTTGCCAAGCGGGCCTATGAGCTGGCGCCGGACGAAATATCGGCGATGTTCAATTATGGATCGGCGCTTCAAAGGGCGGGTGAGTTCAAGCAGGCCAAGGATATCTACCTGCGCTGCCTGACCATCGCGCCGCAGGATTGGCGGGCTAAGGTGCTGCATCATGTGGGTGTAGCCTACCGTGGCATGGGTGAGAACGAGAAGGCCGCAGAATACTATTTGCGCTCCTATGAGATCGAGCCCAACCCGAACATCCTGAAGGACAGGGCGCTCGCGATCCTGGCGCAGGGAAAGCTCAACGAGGGGCTCAGGGAATTCGAGGCGCGTCGGGAAGCGGCCGTCTGGAAGTTGCACGAGAGCGGCGGCCACCTGATCACACAAGCCAAGCTGCCGGCGGATGTCGTGCATTGGCAGGGTGAAGACCTGACGGGCAAAACGATCGTTGTCTACCACGAAGAGGGCTCGGGCGATTTCATCCAGTTCTGTCGATATATACCGAAACTGCGAGAGCTTGGGCCGGCCAGTGTCCTCTTATGCGGCCCAGTTCAGAACCTGCTTGAACTCGTGTCTGACAACATCGCAGTTGATGGGATTGTACCTCTCGGGGGACCATTCGAAAGCGACTTTGTCATTGGCTCAATGTCACTGCCATGGCGGGTTGGGTGTGAAATTCACGGAGTGGACGGGAAAAGGTATTTTTCCGCAGAGCCTGCTAACATACCGCGACGGGGCAGGTTGAATGTCGGTCTGGTTTGGCGAGGAAATCCAGCATACGGGCAAGACGTTCATCGCTCCATGGCGTTCTCGGAATTTTGCCCCCTCTTCGACATACCTGGCGCGGCATTCTATTCACTACAGGCCGGACCAGCCAGTCTCGAAGTCACAAATCTCGGCTTTGACGGATTCGTTGCCAATCTCGAACCTCTCGCGAGCACATGGCGCGATACCGCGAGATTGATCCAGGCTTTGGACGTAGTTGTGACTGTGGATACCGCAGTTGCGCATCTTGCCGGCGCGCTCGGGAAGCCAGTCTTCATTCTCATTACAAATGCCTCGGATTGGCGCTGGGACCGGAACAGCCGGAAGACGATCTGGTACGACTCGATGACGGTCATCCGGCAGAAAAAGCAGGATGACTGGGCGCCATGCATCGCGACCGTCAGACAATACCTAAAGGACATGCTCAGTGAACGCCGACAAGCTGCTTGAACAGTCGGTCCGCGCCGACCGAGCGCGGGACATCCTCGAGAGCGAAGTCTTCAACGCGGCACTGGCGACCATCGAGGCGGACTATATCGCGCTTTGGAAAAATACGCCGGTTCGGGACGCTGCAGCGCGAGAGCACATATGGGCTCAGTTAAAAAACCTCGGCTTGCTGAAGGATCACCTTCAGATCGTCATGACCGGCGGCAATCTGGCGAAGAAGCAACTGGACGAGATGCTGAACCGGCCAAAGCCCGACTGGTCCCAGGTATAACTCTGCTGCTCCCGCCGCAGTTCAATTTCGACGTTAATCACCAAATCAGCACGGCGCTGAAGCTTCACGGCCTTACGAGGTCTGAAGAGATCGAGCCGCGCGCCGGTTGTCGGCGCTTCAGGCTCACCTAGCACAAAGGAACTTTATGTCTGACGAAGCACTCGCCCCCGCGAGTGACAGCGCACCTGTGCCTGTCGCTAGCGTCCCGGCGCCCGAGCCCACCACATCAGAACTTACAGTTTCAGAAGCGGCGCGGCTTCTAGGCCAGCGACGACGACAGGTACAAGCTCCCGTTGAGCAGCCCAAGGCTGATCCGGTCGAGCCCGAATTGGCGCAAGCCAACAGCGACCCGGAAACGGACCCCGCTGAAGTAACCACGGAGGTCGAACCGGCAGAAGAACTGCCGCCCATCGATCCGCCGAGGTCTTGGACGCAGGCAGAGAAGGAACGTTTTCAATCCTTGCCTCGTGAGACGCAGGAATATCTGCACACTCGCGAACAGGAACGGGAGCGCGAATTTCGCCGAGGTCAGAATGATGTCGCTGAAAAGCTCAAGGCCGCACAGGCCAAGGAGCAGGCGGCGGAACAGGCAAGGCAACAGTACGAGACCAAGCTTTCGGGTGCCGTCAAGGTCATCCAGGACGCGCTTCAGGCCGAATTTGGAGACATCCAGTCGGTTGCTGATGTGCGGAAGCTGCAGGCCGAAGATCCTTTCAGGTTCCAGGCTTGGCAGGTTCGCCAGATGGAATTGCAGGCAGCTCAAGCGGAATCTCACGCCTCTGAAGTACGCAAGACGCAGGAACGGCAGGATAAGCGGAATGCTTACGAAGCCGAGCAGAACAAGTTGTTGATCGATCTGGTCCCTGAAATGGCGGACCCGCAGAAGGCCAATGACTTACGCGCCCGCGCCGTTGCGATGCTCACGGACGATCTGGGACTTAAGAACGAGACGCTCTCCCGATGGATCGCTGACGATACTGGACATGAAATCCTGTCCAACGCCGGCATTCAGAAGCTCATTGCGGACGGTCTGAAGTACCGAGACATCCAGAAGGCTCCCAAGGCTGTCGCCACCAAGCCCATTCCTCCGGTTCAGCGACCAGGCGCTGCAAGGACCGTCAACAACGGTTCAGCGCAGCAAATCCAAGCCCTCCAGAAACAACTTGAAAACGCGTCCGGCAACAAAGCCGCCGAGATAGGCGCTCAACTCCTGAGACTCAGGAGAGCCGGCCGATAGAAAGGCTAGACTATGACTCTCGCTACCTCTGCATTCACTACGTTTTCCGCGATCGGCAACCGGGAAGACCTCTCGGACGAAATCAGCCGCATCGACCCCACTGAAACCCCGTTCTATTCGGGCATCGAGCGCTCCAAGGCATCGGCCACCAATCATGAGTGGCAGACCCAGGCGCTGGCGGCTGCGTCCACCTCGAACGCTCAGCTCGAAGGTGACGACGGCTACGCGGCGGACGCCACCACGGCGACCGTTCGTCTCGGCAACATCTGCCAAATCTCGCGCAAGACCCCGCGCGTTACCGGCACCCAGCAGGCGGTTGACCACGCCGGCCGCGGCTCGGAAATGGACTATCAGGTCATGCTCAAGGGCATGGAGCTGAAGCGCGATATCGAAGCCATCCTGACCGGTGCAAACCAGGCCAAGGTTACGGGCAACTCCTCGACCGCGCCGAAGCTCGCTGACGCTCTGTCGTGGATCAAGACCAACACGGACAAGGGCGGCGGCACTGGCGCTGACCCGACCGCGGCGGATGGCACTTCGCTTCGCGTTGACTCTGCGACGCAGCGGGCGTTCACGGAAAACCAGCTCAAGAACGTTCTCAAGAAGTGCTACGATCAGGGTGGTCGTCCGACCACGATCCTGATGGGCTCGTTCAACAAGCAGGCGTTCTCGATGTTCACGGGCCGGTCCACCCCGACCCAGGACGCCGCCGGCAAGAAGATCACGGCCGCAGTCGATGTCTACGTGTCCGACTTCGGCACCCTGAAGGCGATCCCCGACCTGTTCATGCGGACCAAGGATGTCCTCGTGCTCCAGATGGACAAGTGGGCCTATGCCCCGCTGCCGGGCCGTAACTTCCTGTCCTACGATCTGGCGAAGACGGGCGACTCCGACGCACGCACGGTCCTCTCTCAGTACACCCTGGAATCCAGGAACGAGAAGGCCAGCGGCGGCGTGTTCGACCTGACCAGCTCGTAAGCCTTCATCATCAACTCAGTGGGCGGCCTTCGGGTCGCCCCTCTCTTTTGGAGGCTTTAAATGGCTCTTCCCATTTCTCATCCGCTTCAGGAGATGGTCCTGGACGGCACGGTCGCCAGCGCCGCGAATGCGGTTCTGACGCTCCGCGCGCCGTTCAAGGGGCGCATCCTCGAAGTCGGGACTATGATCGGCTCCGCTACCGTGTCCAACGACGCAACGGTGACGACCACCATCGCCGGCACGGCAGTAACGGGCGGCTCGTTCGTTATCACGCAGTCCGGTTCGGCTGCGGGCGATCTCGATGCGGCGTCAGTCTCTGGCGTGGTCGCGAACGGCGTTACCGCCAACTCGACCATTACCGGCGCGAACACCTTCAACGAGGGCGATTCAATCCGACTGGCGATTACCGGCTCCGGCGCTACCGGTGGCGGTATCCTTTACTACTACGCTGTCGTGGCTCGTGGATAATCATTGGCTCGCCTTCGGGCGGGCCTTTTCCCTTCTGGAGAACATAGATGTCACGAGGCTTCGCCAACGTCGATAGTGCGCGGCTGGGCACGCAGAATAACGTGGTCATCACGACCTCGACTGTCTCTGTAGCCTCATCCGCGTTCGGCTCTCAAACCTATCAGATCCGTGTCGCAACCACGACCGCCTGCAATATCAAGATCGGTGACGGCACCCCGACCGCCACCACGAGCGATGCTTTAATGCCGGCGAACTGGGTGGATTATTTCATCGTTACCCCCGGCCAGAAAATCGCAGCCATCGGCGCCGTTACAACCGTATCGGTCACGGAAATCACTCAGTGAGTGAGGTCGCGCGCAAACTCTACGTTGATGAGGGTGCGAAAACTCTCACCTTCGTCAACGTACAGGATGTCGAGCCGATCCTTGATCTGAACAAGGAGCAGCGCTCTCAGGCTCAAACATCCGATTGGGGGCGCCACTATGCGCGCATTCCAAACACGATCGCTCTTCAGTGGTTCTATGAGGAGCATGCCAAGGGCAACACTGGCCTGCAGATGTATAGCGATGAGTGGGACGGTCTGGTTTGGAAGAAGCTCCATGACCCTGACTGGGCCTATCTCCGGACGGACAAGAAGCCGACCATCATCACTGGCGTCACGGGTCTCTGATGGCGATCACAAACTATACCGAGTTGCAGGCTGCGGTCGCTAATTGGCTGGCGCGTGACGACCTAAGCGGCCGCATTCCCGAGTTCATCACGCTTTGCGAAGCCAAGCTGAACCGGGAGCTTTACGCTCGGCAGATGGAAACGCGGTCTACGACGACCGTGGACATCGCGAGTGATGAGCCCGAGTTCATCACGCTGCCGGACGACTTCCAGTCCATGCGGCGTATGCGGCTCTCGAGCGTCAGCGGCAAGCCCCATCTCTTGTACAAGAGCGGCGGGCAGATGGACGAGTATAGAACGTCGATCGGCGACATTGCTGGCAGGCCGCTTTATTTCAGCATCATCGCCGATGAACTGGAATTGGTCCCGACGCCAGACGACGCCTACATCATCGAGATGGTCTACCGGACCAATATCCCGGCGCTGGCTGACAACACGACCAATTGGCTCCTGACGCTCGCTCCCGATGTCTACCTTTACGGCGCTCTCCTGGAAGCCGCGCCCTACACCAAGGAAGATGAGCGGATTCAAACCTGGCTGACGGGTTTTGCCTCCGCCATTGACGGGCTGAACCGTCTTTCCCTCGCATCAACATTCAATGCTGGGCCGATGACCATGCAGGTCAGCGGTTCAACTCCATAGGAGATCAGATTGGCGACATACACCAAATATGAGAACTTTGTTCAGGTTCTCGCCAACAAGGAAGTCGATGCCTTTGGCGCTACCGACACCTGGAAAGCGGCCATTCACACGGACGCGCCCGTTGTTGCCACGGACACGACGATCGCGGATCTGACGCAGATCTCCGGCGCGAACGGCTATACGACCGGCGGATCGAGCATTACCTTCACGTCAAGCCGCTCGGGCGGCACGGTGACGGCGACCGCTACCGACGTGGTTTGGACGGCTTCTGGCGGTAACCTCGGGTCTTCTACGACCGGCCGTTACATCAGCTACTACGATGACACGCCGACCACGCCGACCGCCGATCCCTTGGCGGCTTCGTGGGATTACGGCTCGACCTTCACGGTTGCGGATACTGAGACGCTGACGCTCGACTTCGGCGGCTCGATCTGGACGCTTGCGTGAAGCCACACTCGCTTTCTTCGGTCCAGCGTATCGCGCCATCGAAGAACGACAAGTTCAAGGCGCTCGGCCCGATCGCTGCACGGCACGGAAGGTTTGAGAAGGGCGCTATCCTGCCTGAAACGAGGGTGCTCGCTTGCCCTCGGGTGAGGGTCGAAGACTTCCCGGACGGCTTTATCCCGACGAAATACATCGAGGGGCTGGAGCACAATCAGAAAATCCCGAGTTGCTGCCGGCATCCCGAGAACCACGAGATCGAGGCGCACAAGTCTCATCCCGATGAGGAAATGCCGGACATTTACATCTTCATCTGTTCGTGCGGGAGGAACCACAGGCGATTGTTGCTGGGATCGGTTGACGACGTTGCTCGCCCGGTCTGGGATGCGAGCTAAGGCCCTTTGAGGTGAGGGTCTAATGGCGGTTACTGCTGCACTAGCTGATTCGACGTTCCGCACCGGTACCGCCTCTATCGCGAGTGTTCCTATTGGAACGGCTGCTGCTGGGCGCGTCGTTTTTGCTTTTGCGGAGGCGTTTGATCCCGGCGGCTTTGCTTTTCAATACCCGCTCACTATTGGGGGCATAACAACTTCCCGCCAGACTGCAAGAACTTGTGCCGCGGTTGTCCCGACCGGAACAACTGCGACGTTTGCCTCGCCAAGCTCCAGCTCAATGGCTGTGGGGGGTGTATACGCATTATCGGGAAGCCCGAATGTTCGCCCTTCCGGGGTCTATTACAAAGCTTGCGCCGATACGACGACAACGCAATCTCTGTCGGTTACTTTCCCTGTCAAGGCAGGCAGCACGGTCATCGCCAAGGCGGGCAATTTTACTTCGACAACCGCCCCGACTTTCTCTGCTGGGGTTACTTCGGACGCTACGTTTACGGTAAGTGGTGCTTTAGGCTACCGCCTCGGTCATGCAGATCAAGCGTCTGCGGGAAACGTAACGGTAACCTCGACCGCCTCCGAACTTATTGTCTATGTGTTTGATACTGACGGCCCGGATTGGCTGCTCGTTGGGTTTACCAACGCGGTCGAGGTATCCAGCGGTAGCATTAATCTATCAGCCGAGCCAAGCGGCACTGCGCAAGACGATATCTTGGTCGCGACCATCAGTGCTAGAGGCAACGCTGCATTTTCCTATCCGTCAGGATGGGCGGCGGCAGCGACGGCTCAGAACAGCGGCAATACGACTTCCGGGGCTGGCGGCATTGCATCCGGCGTTCTAGGGTACGCCATCCGTGGCGCGAGCACGCCAGCCAGCTTTAATTTCACTCGGACGGGCGGCGGAATCGCTTGGGGGCGTGTCCTTTGCTTCCGCTCGTCTACGGCCGGCACCCCGTCTTATGATGCGGGATCATCTGCCACTGCGGGTAGCTCCGCAGCGACGGTCGCAGCGACCGCTATTACGGGGGCTGTATCCAACGAACTTTTAGTTGGGTTTTCGATAGCGGGGGACAATAGCGCAGACGGTATGCACCAGCTGGTTGCTGCCACTACGCCTGTTGCTACGGCAATGGTCGCCTTTGGGGAGGCGGACTCAAATTTCGAAGCCATTGGGGCGACGTTTTCTGGAGAAACGCTGGCTTCCGGTTCGACCGGAACACTTACAGCGAGTTCGATCTCAGCCAATTGCCGAGCCGGATTGCTGGTCGCGTTGTTCCAGCCGCCATCGGGCGGGGGTGGGGGAAAGACCCTAACCGCAGACGCCGGTTCCTACTCGATCTCCGGCACCGCCGCGACCATCAAGCGCGGTCGCATGCTTCCAGCCGCCGCCGGTTCGTATGCGCTGTCCGGTACAGCCGCGACGATCCGCAAGAACAAGCCGGTAGTCGCTGGGGCAGGTAGCTACAGTCTTACGGGTACGGCAGCCACCATCAAGCATGGTTGGAAACTGGCGGCTGGTGCAGGCTCCTACGCCCTTACAGGTACGGACGCAACAGTTACCAAGGCCTCGCTCAAGGTTCTATCTGCGGGCGCAGGCTCCTATAGCATAACAGGCACAGCCGCCTCTCTGCTTCATGGCTGGAAACTTCCAGCGGGCACCGGGGCCTATTCGCTCACTGGCACAGCGGCTGCGATCAAGCACGGATATAAAATCCCCGCCGGTGCTGGCTCCTATAGCCTCACCGGAACGGCTGCGGCTATCAAACATGGCTACAAGCTGACCGCTGGGGCTGGTTCGTACAGCCTCACTGGAACGGCTGCTGGCATTAAGCACGGCTACAAGTTGGCAGCCGGCGCTGGCTCTTACGCGCTGACGGGCTCAACGGCGACTATCGTTCTTGGCACCGGCAAGCGGCTTGCTGCCGATGTGGGCTCCTACACGCTGTCAGGCTCGAATGCATCGCTCCTGTGGGCGAAATACCTGACCGCCGGTCCTGCATCATACCTGTTTAGCGGCACTGACATCGAACTCGTCTTTGGAGTCGCGGCTGGAACGTGGGTGCCAGTGACCAAGCAAGCCGAAACCTGGACCCGAAAGAGCGAGCCATCCTCGACATGGACCGAAGTGACCAAGACTGACGAGACCTGGACGAGGATTAACTGATGCCTCTTTTGCCTTTCGGGGAATGGAAACCCGATGTCAGCGATTTTGAGGCGCAGGCGACCAAGAACATTCAGAATGTCCTGCCTCGCGGTGATGGCTATGGCCCATTCCCTGATTTCGCCATCCTGTCTCAGTCCTTGCCTTCTGCCTGTCGTGGCTCTCGCTATGTGCTGAAATCGGATGGCTCCATTGCCATCTTCGCCGGCACGGTCAATGGCCTGTATATGGCTAACAACGGAGACTTTTCGTGGATTCCGGTTGGCAGGAGGGCAACGGTTACAATCTCCTCTGCGAGCCCTGGCGTAGTATCTCTCGCATCGCATGGCTTTGCGGCCAACGAACCCGTAGCGTTCTTCAACAGTGGCGGCGCGCTGCCTGCTTCCATCACCGCTGGTACGGTTTACTACGTCAAGACAGTCCTTGGCTCCGGGACCTTCACGATCTCGGCTACGCCGGGCGGGACCGCGATCAATACCGCTTCGATAGGGACCGGCACACACTCGGTAACAGCGCACTATTCTGATCTATCTTCCGACGCTCAATGGCAATTTGAGCAGTTCGGCAATTTGGTCAAGGCCACGCAAGAGAACGTCGTTCTTCAGAACTTTAATCTGGCTTCTGATTCTACATTTTCAGACAACGCTGGGTCGCCACCTCAGGCGGCGTATATCAGCACTGTTGGGCGCTTCCTCGTACTTTCTGGACTACTCTCCAACCCCTTCCGAATTCAATGGTCTGCCCTCAACGATACGACGGGCTGGACCAGCGGAGTAGGCTCATCGGATTTCCAGGATTTCCCTGACGGCGGTATTGTTCGCGGCGTAGCGGGTGGTGAGTTCGGAACCGTTTTTCAGGACCAGGTTATTCGGCGGATGTCTTACATCCCCGGCTCACCCCTGATCTTCCAGATTGAACGTATCGCGCAGGATCTTGGTCTCTTTGCTGCTTATAGCATCGTTCGCGCTGGTTCGCTGATTTTCTTTCACTCAGCGCAGGGCTTCTACAAAATCGCGCCGGGTGGACTGCCGGAGCAGATCGGAAGAGAACGGGTTGACCGGACCTTCTTCGATGATCTCGACAAGACTGAGTTGCGCATGTTCATCGGAGCCTCTGACCCGAGGTCCACCCGAGCATTCTGGGCTTACAAGTCAACTTCGGGCGTCAGCACGTTCTATGACAAGATCATTGGATACGACTACGCTCTCGACCGATGGTTTACGCTTTCGATGAGCGGTGAATACCTGCTCGGCATGTCTCAGCCCGGCATAGCTTTGGAAAGTCTCGATGCGCTGTCATCATCAATCGATGATCTGGCAGCATCACTGGACTCGTTTGCGGTTTCCACTCAGCCGCTGATCGCGCAATACGACAGCTCACATCAGCTTGGCTTCTTTTCCGGCTCCAATCTTGAGGCGACGATGGAGACGGCAGAGCAGGGGACTGACGGGCGCAGGATAAGGTTGAATGGCTTTCGGCCAGTGTGCGACGCGCCGAGCCTCTACGGATCGGCTTCCTATCGTGAGCTAGTATCGGCAAGCCCGACCTCGCTTCCTGAAGCGGCCATGAACTCCAGGACGGGTAAGGTCGATCTGATCAAATCCACGCGGTACTCAAGGATGAAAATCCGCATCCCGGCTACCACGCAGTGGACATATGCGGCGGGCGTCGAGCCTGACATCAAGCAAGAGGGTTTGGTGTGACTTACTACGTTCCTGACGCGATGGAGAAAGACCCGTCAAAGGTCATTATGTCGCTGCAGCAGGTGCATGAGAAGACGGCAGCGAACACAGACGACATCACAACAACTACGGCAGATATTGCCACCAACACCGCTGACATCGCCACCAACACGGCGAACATAGCGACCAACACCACCAACATCACCACGCTGCAGAACACGGTTGGGCACGGCTACTTCCACGTTAACAGGAATGGCTCGAACCAGACTGGCGCGACAGGAAACGCTTATAACAAGATCCAGTTCTCCAACGAGGTCGTTGATAGTCAGAACTATTTTGACAATGCAACGAACTTCAGGTTTCAGCCGACAAGAGCTGGATGGTATTTTTTCCATCTCAACGCCAGAGCCTCGACATCGACCAGCGACTCCCCGCAGGCCGCAATCGCTAAGAACGGCTCTGTTGTTCTGAATGGCTCCTATATGGCGGCCACATCATCTGTAACGGCCTACAGCACCGTATCAGGTCTGGTCCAATTGAACGGATCGACGGATTACGTTGAGGGCTTTGTGTTTCTGCCTACTGGGATAACGACGATCAGCGGCACTGCAACCGATACGTACATGTTCGGGTATCGCGTCGCGTGAGCGTAGATCTGCTCTGCGTCGAGCCCAAGGAAGTCCATCAAATCTGGCCCTACGCGGGCGGCATGATCCGAGCGGCCATAGAGCGAACCAATCTCAGCGATTTCGCGGACATCGAGCGCGGTGTTTTGGCGGGCAATCAATTGCTCTGGCTCGCAGTGAGTGACCACATTGAAGCGGCGGCAACTACGCATCTGAGCCGGGACGTATGCACGTTGACAGCGTGCAGCGGGCATCAGCGGGAGCGTTGGCTGCCTCTCTTTAAAAAGATCGAACAATACGCAGCCGCTGAAGGCTGCAAAACGATGCGCATCTACGGCCGAAAAGGCTGGGAGCGCGTCTTGGACGGCTATAGGGCCGAGTACGTAATTTTGGAGAAACAACTTGGGCGGCACTAGCGAGCAAAAACAGACGCAGAGCAGCACCACGGCTCCGTGGGAAGTTGCGCAGCCTCAACTTCAGGGCATCCTTAGCCAGTTGTCGAGCAACCTCAACAATACCGGTGTAACTGGCGCGGAGAGCAACGCCCTGACCTCAATGGTCAGCAACGCCAACAATGCGTCGGCGACCTACGCGCCTCAGATCGCGGACTATGCCAAGTCGCTATTGAGTGGCGGCGGCGCGACCGATCAGGCGGGCAACGTCAACGCCAACTATCAGCGCTATGTCGACCAGACGAATCCGCTCGCGAGCAACACGAACTATGACCCATATTCGACGCCGGGCCTGAAGGATTATCTGTCCACGCTGACCGGGGACATTACGCAGGGCGTGAATGGTCAGTTCGCGGCGGCGGGCCGCGACTTCAGCGGCGCAAATTCGCAGGCGCTTGGCCGTGGGCTTACGCAGGGTCTCGCCCCAGTTCTTGTCAACCAATTCAACGCCAACCGTGATGCGCAGCAAGGCGCTGCAAGCAACCTCTATAATGCAGGCAATACCAATGCGGGCATTCTCGCCGGATTGCAGCAGCAGAAGCTGACAAACCAGGGGCTAGGTGTTGACGCATCCAGCCAGGCAACGGACGCGGCTAACGCAGGGAACAATGCAACCCTGCAGGCCGAAGCGGCGCGGCGCGGCATCCCCGTACAAGCTCTCGGCTTGCTTGCGCAGATCGGCATCCCGATTGCCGGCCTGGGTGGACAGTCCACAGGCCAGTCTACCGGCACGAACACGATGAGCGGCGCGCAGCAGTTCGCCACCATCATGGGCGGCATCGGCTCACTCGGCAATCTGTGGGGCAAGAAGTAAATGGGGCTGCTGGACTCTCTTTTCCAATCTGGTGGCTCTGGCGGTGGATTGCTGGATTTTCTGCGCAACAACGCGATGAACCAGCAGTTCGGCGGCGGCTTGCAGTCTGATCAGGCCCAGTATGGATCGCCGATGGGCTCTATGGCGCAGATGCCGATCACTTCAGCACCAAGCGCTCCTATTATGGCTCAGCCACCGGCTCCGCAATCAGCTCCGCAGCAGCCGATGCAGGCGCCTACGATGCCGCAGGGGCCGGGTTTGGGTGACCGCCTAGGCGCGGGTGCTTATAACTTCGTGCACGCTGGCGGCTTACTGCCGGCGCTCTTTAACGGCGTCAGCGGCCTAGTGAGCGGGCAGATTGATAACCCCGCTGCACAGACCGCTAACCAGACCGCGGCCTATCTGCGCAAGATTGGAGTGCCTGAAGAGGCTGTGGTGGCGGCTGTCGGCAACGGTCGCGCGCCGGGCAATCCGGAAGTGCTGAAAACCTTGCTCACCAAGTACGCTAATCAGGAGAAGGTGCGGCCGGCCACGGCAGAAGAGCGCAAGCAATACGGTGCTCCCGAGAACCTTCCAATGTCAATCGACACCACGACCGGCAAGCCGAGCTATGGCCCTGCGAACACCAGCATCAGCAACGTCATCAATGGCGAGAAGGAGCAGGACAAGGTAATCGGCAAGGGCTATGGCGAGCGGTTCAACGATATCCAGAAGGCCGGCATGCAAGCGCCCGCTGCCATCGGGACGCTGAACCTGATGGAAAAGCTCATCAGCGACCCGAACTTCTACTCGGGCACTGGCGGCGAAGCGGCGACGACCCTCAAGAGGCTGGCTGTATCGGCCGGGATTGCGGGCGCTGATACGGCGTCGCCGAACGAGCTGTTCCAGAAGCTGTCGCAGAAGTCCGTTCTTGATGCTGCCGGCGGCTCACTCGGAACCGGGTTTTCGAACGCCGACCGCGATTACCTCAACGGCACAGTTGCTAACCTCAGCAACACGCCAGAGGGCAATAAGAAGATCATCGAGATCGGCCGGCAGGTTCAGCAACGCAATGTCGAAATTGCGAAGCAGGCTCGAGAGTACGCCAAGGCCCATAACGGCCGGCTGGACTCCGGCTTCGAGGATCAGATTGCCGAATACGCGGAGAAGAATCCGCTGTTTGCCAATGCTGCACCAATTCCGAAGGCAGCAACTCCACAGTACCAGGAGGGCGCCACGGCCACCAATCCAAAGACGGGACAGACACTCACGTTCCGCAACGGGAAGTGGCAATGAGCGAGTTGCCTCCGGGCTTCGTTCTGGATCAGCCTAACGCGGGCCTTCCTGATGGGTTCGTTCTTGACCAGCCAACTCGTCTCGAAGATGCCGGGAAAAGCATCGCTTCGGGGCTCGGGAGTGCCGTCATAAGCGGTTTGGGCGGCGTCGGCGATATCCGCTCTGCGCTGTCTCGTGGTGTTGGTCTCGCTGGTGACAAGCTGGGCGTCGATCCTTCCTTGCTTAAAAAGATCGGTGGCTACGCGTTCCCGGCACTGAATAGCGCGCCGACCTCGCAAGACATCCGCGCCACTGTGACTGACCCGATCGTCTCGCCCGACTACACGCCACAGTATGAAACGGGGCGCCTTCTCAAGAAGGGGGCCGAGTTCGCCCCCGGCTTGCTGGCGGGTGGCCCAGAAAGTCTGGCCGGCAGGCTTCTGACGAACGTTGCGGCTCCTGCCATAGGCAGTGAAATTGGCGAGAAGGTTGCTGGGCCCTACGGAGGTGTAGCCGGCGCGCTTGCGGGCGGGGTCGGCGCATCGTCTGTTGCGCAGAAGTTCAATCAGGCGCTGGCAGCACGAAACGCGGCCAAAGCGCTGCCTACCGGTGAAGGACTGGTCGAAAGCGGGGGCAGGGGGTTCAATCAGGCCCGCGACATGAACGTGGTCGTCGAGCCGGAATGGGCGACAAGCGCTGCGGCGAAGATGCGCAATGACCTGAAGGGCTTTGATCCCGAGGAGCAGGGCGCTGTCTTCAAGGCCGCCGACAGGTTGGAAAATCTCGGCAAGCCGCCGAGCTCTACGATGACGCCGGCTCAGCGTCTTCAGGCCGAAATGAACTGGGAGCCGATTCCGCCGAGGCCACCGGCTCCTCCGGTCGAAATCAACGATGTGGAGTTTATCCGCAAAGAACTCACGTCCCTGAAAACCAATACCGATCCTTCGCTGCGCGAGGCCGCGCGCAAGGCTATTGGGTCACTTCAGGAGAGCCAAACGGCGCTGACGCCTGCCCAGACCCTGAGCGGCGATGCGGCGGGCTATACCCAGACATTGAAGGATGCCATCGCCAACTACGCCGCCGGCAGGCGGTCGCAGACAATTCAGGGCAAGGTGAACCTGGCAGAATTGAACGCCAATTCCCCAGTTGGGGCGCTCGATGCGGGGACCAACGGCCAAGCGTTGCAGCGAACGATGAAGCAGTTGGCGAGGCCGGTTAACAACACCAATGTTCCGGTCGCAAAAAAGCTCGGCTTCAACAACGAGGAAATCGCGGCGATCAAGCAGGCGGCGGATGGCACCAAAATGCAACATACCGCCGAAGTGCTGGACCGCCTCGTCCCCGCCAAGCTGGCGGCCATTCCGGCGGCGATTGCCCGCCAGATTGGTGGCCTGACGACCAAGCGACAGGTGGCGGCGCTGGATTCTCTGGTGCGCTCCCGATCCCCGCTGGCCGCCGAGGTAGCTGCGCAGTTGCCGGAAGTCGCCGGATTGCTGAGCCCGAAAACTCAGGCTCTGTTGACGGGATTACTGCCCGCGGCGCTTGCGCGTCCACAACAGGAAATTACTCAGCGCAACGGTCGCCAGTAGTGCTGCGACGAAGCCGGCTACCGACACCACATAGGGATTTGGCATCCACTCCCAGTAAATATTCGATGCAAATACCGCGAAAACGATCAAACTTTGGAAAAGCATCCACCACATGGGCTTGCTAGACTCCATTCTTGGCGGCGGGCAGGCCGAACAGCCAGCCCCGCAAGACAACGCTCAAATCGCCTTCAACTACTTTGTCAGCCAAGGGCTGTCTCCGGTTCAGGCCGCGGGTATCGTCGGCAATCTTCAGGGCGAGTCCGGCCAGGGGCTGAATACCAATACCAGAAACCCTGGTGACGGGCGAGACGGCAGCGACAGCATCGGCATTGCGCAGTGGAATAGTACACGGGCGCAGGCACTGAAGGATTACGCGGCCTCGAAGGGCGTCCCGTACACCGATCTTAACACGCAGCTTGAGTTCCTGCATTCGGAATTGAAGGGGCCGGAAAAGGCAGCTTATGACAAGCTGTTGGCCGCTCAAAATCCCGAGGAAGCCACAAGGGCAATGCTGGCCTTCGAGCGGCCCAAAGACTGGAACGTGCCTGGGAGTCATCCACAGCGCACGCAATACGCTCAGAGGGCCTTGGTCGCGTATGGGGGCGGGCAACCACAACCCGCACCAGCGACTCCCGCAGCGGCTCCTAGCGGCCTTCTGGCCCCACCTTCTGCAGGGCTGTTGGCGCCTCCTGTCTTCCCGCAGCAGCCAGCACCACAACAGGCCGAGGCTCAAGGTGGCGGTGGCGGCGGAGACATCTTCTCTCAAATGCAGCCCCCACAGGCCCAGCCGATCTACTTCGCGCCTAAACGGGCTCAGGATCTCACCAAATTGCGAGCCGCCTTCAAGGCTCCTGTCTTCTCTCCCCGAGGATAATCTGAATGGGACTTTTGCATTACCTCTGGTCGCGCACCGCGGCCAGCAACGCTACGGCTGACTCCAATGTCAACTGGGCCGAAGGAATGGCACCCAGCGCTGTTAATGACTCTGCGCGGGCCATGATGGCATCAGCGGCGGGCTTTCGAGATGACATCTCTGGTGCCATTGCAACAGGCGGCACCTCCACAGCCTATACCGTAACGAGCTATCAGATCTTTGACACGCTTGCCCACATGGACAAGATGATCATCGCCTTCACTCCACATACGACGAACGGCGCGACGGTCACACTAAATGTGGATGGCCTCGGCGCTAAACCCCTGCGAGCTGCTCCGTCAGTTGAGTTGCAGGCCGGTACGCTAATCCAGGGAACGCCATATACGGCGCTCTATAATAATTCCGACGCCGTTTGGTATCTCCACGGACTGTATGGCAATCCTTACAACGTTCCGCTACTCGGGGGGTTGGATTATTGGGACACGGTAGCCCCGAACAGCTCATTCATCTTCCCGGCAGGTCAAGCGATCAGCCGTACTACATACTCTGCCGCCTTTGCACGATGGGGAACGACTTACGGCAGCGGCGACGGCAGCACTACCTTCAATGTCCCCGATAAGACTGGTCGGGTCTCGGCCATGAAGGAGGGGACCGCTACGCGCCTTACCTCTGGTGTCGGCGGTGTAGACGGGGCGACAATGGGCTCTGCTTCGAACACACAAGCCCTTTCGCTTACCCTCGGTCAATTGCCGGCCGGCATTACCTCGACGGGAACGGTTACAGGAGGCGATGTCGGGATCGTAAAGGGCACGACGACAACTCTGTTCAGCTCGACTTCCGGGTCGAACATATTCAGAGCGTGGAACAGCGTTGATAGCATTTCGGTTCTGAACAACCTTCAAGCAACTGGCACATTCACATCAAATAACACGGGTGGTAGTATGACTCCTGTCGTGCAGCCAACAATTGTCTGCAATTACATCATCCGCATTATCTGACAAATCGAAACCAGTCCGATCCGCGATCATCGAGACGATAGTCGAAATGGTGGCTGATGAATATCTCTTCCGGGATTGTCGTTTCGCGGTATTTGACAGTTTTGTCCTTCATTCCGGTGATCTTGCCGGGGCCATTGTCAATCAGGCGGGACTTCTGAACCTTTCGATCAGTCTTGTCTGATAGACGCATGCGTTTCCAGTGCATCGCGCGGGCACCCAACGAGCATAGATCCTTCAAAGTCGCTTCCGGGTCGTCTGTATACTGCAGGGCGCCGTTTGAGTGCATCGCGTCTATGTCACCGAGCCAGTCGGCGGCGTCCCTGATGCTGGAGAAGAACTTAAGTTTGTCAGTGGTAAGCTCCTTGGCTCGCCGTACCATGGCGGGCGTCTCTACCACTGCCCAGCGGACGGTTGGTGACTGCGCCATCTTGTAATGCAAGCCGCATGCGCCGCCGAAATCTAGGACGGTGCCAGCATCCGCAAGTTCGCTCCACTTCTGGACTGGTTGAAACGCTACGGTCTTTTGGAAGACCACCTCCACAAGTTCAGGGTGTTCGTATCCCTTGATGGTCGCGGACGGAAGAATCCGAAGTAGCCGGTCAAGCATCCTTGGCTCCTCACTGGTTGTTCCCGAATTGAGCGGTGACGCTGCTGTTAGCGACTTGAGGTTTCTTCGTCTTCATGGCGCGAACCTACCACCACAACTTACTGGCGAGCAACGCCAGATCGCAGCTTTGCACTGCAATATCTGCGGTTGAGTAACTGATTCAAATTATTGGAGAAATGTCGATGGCTGATCAGCCAAAGGTCACTTCGGCTGCGAAAAAGGCTTTAGCTGGGAGCGCGGCGGTTATCGCTCTCGCCTGCGCGTTCATCCAGCCTTGGGAAGGTCTCTGGCTCACCGCCAAGGTGGACAAGATCGGCACGGGCCGTCCGGTCACAGCCTGCTACGGCGAGACCGAGGGCGTAAAGCTCGGGCAGCGTTTCACCAAGCAGCAGTGCGACGAGATGCTGGCGAAGAAGCTGCCACGATATGCAGCGGAAATCGCGCCTTGCATCCGAGTCCCGATCTCCGAGAAGACGCGCGCTGCCTTCATCTCGTTTGCTTACAACGTCGGAAGTGCCGGGGCCTGCCGATCGACGGCATTCAAGCTTCTCAATGCGGGTAACACGCGAGCCGCCTGCGATGCCCTGATGAACTGGAACAGGGCTCAGGGGCGGGTCGTGAAGGGCCTGACCAACCGCCGCGCAGCCGAGCGCAGGCTCTGCATCGAAGGGATCAACGGATGATCCACATTCAACATTTCCACTACCCCGACAAGGACACCGCCGAGCGCTTTTGTCGGATCGAGGAACAGCTCGGCATCATCCTCGAAAAACTGGAGACGTTCTCAATGTCCTTCGAAGACCTCAAGGCCGCCCAAGACGCTACCGACGCAAAGATCGACGCCGTGAAAGCCGACATCCAGGCGCTGATGGACAAGCTCGCTGCTGTCCCGGCCGCCGGCATGACCCCGGAGCAGGAAGCTGCGCTGGCTGATGCCGTCGCTCATGCGCAGGCGATCAACGACAAGCTCGGCGCAATCGACGCCATGAACCCCTAAGGAGACAAAATGACTGGTGATCAAGTCTGGGGCGTAGTCCGCACCATCCTCGCTGCTATCGGCGGGTACTTCACGACCAAGGGCGTCGTTGACGGCGCTTTTGTTGACGCGATCCTCGGCGGCCTCGGCACGATCTTCGTGGCTGTCTGGTCCTTCGTGTCCAAGAAACCCGCTGCGTGACCGCTTCTACAATTCTCTCGATCATCTCCGCAGTCTTCACCGTCGCCCGCTGGCTGATCAGTTATGCCGATCAGCAGAAGTGGATGGCGGCGGGGGCTGCGGAGGCAGCTTTAAAAGGAATTCAGGAAGCCGATGCCGCGATCTCCACTGCCAACAAAGCTCGGGCTGATATGCGCGATGCTATCACCCGTAATCCTGACAAGCTGCGCGACGACGACGGCTTCCAGCGTCCCGACTGACAGGGTTTTTTGTTCGGTTTCGCAGCCGATCTACTGGTCGAAGAACGATACCGACAAAACCATCGCGGCCATCAAGGAAAGCAACGCTGCGTGGAAAGCTATCTGCGCTGCCAAGGCTGCTAAGACTAGCGGTGTGACCTTCAAGGATCGCTGGTTCGGGGGCGAAAAGCTCCAGGTAACGGCCTTCCGATGACCGACAAGACAGAAACTACCATTTTGCTGGACATTTATGAGCGTCTCGGCGCGATCGAGACCGAGCTGAAGAACATCAACAAGAACCATGACGATATGGCCGCAGAGGTCAAGGATCTGAAGGAGTTCAAGAGCCGGGTAGCCGCTTACATCTGGCTCGGCGGCTCGATCATCTCAGGCATCATGTTCTTCCTTTGGCAGGGCCTCAAATATGGCCTCGACAGGTGGTTGCCGCATTGATCGACATCCGCGCCGGCATCCTCGCCATTACGTTCTGCTTCATTATCGCGCTGGCTGCTGACGTTCCACCTAAACCTCTCCCGCCAAGTCCTCCCACCTGCATGCAGTCCTACTACAACATTTGGGGCGACCTGATCGCGCGACAATCCGTGCCGTGCACTGACCTCGATAGATATGAGAACGCCTAATGATCCTCGGCATTATCCTCTTCGTGCTAGGCTGCTTTATCGCTACCCAGAACACGCAGAGCAAGATTGCTTGGCCGTTGATTGTTGTGGGCCTGGTGCTTATTGCCCTGCCGGTCAGGGCTCACGATGAAGACCACAGCCACGACGCCTGGTACGGCTCCCTGATGCAGCCGGATAATCCGAGCGTATCGTGTTGCGGGTTGGCTGACGCTTACTGGTGCGACGACTATTACGCCCGCGATGGTAAGGCGTACTGCAAGGTCACGGACGATCGCGACGACGCGCCGCTGAAGCGTCCACACATCCCGGTCGGCACTGAGTTCGAAATCCCGCCCTACAAGCTGAAATGGGACCGTGCAAATCCAACAGGTCATGCCGTCATATTCGTTAATACGTCGGGCCATGTCTGGTGTTTCGTCCAATCAGGCGGGGTGTGAATGGGGCCGAAGCTCCTTTTTCTGGACATCGAAACTTCGCCCATCCTGATGACCTCGTGGACCCTGCGTCCACCCAACGCCTCCGCGGTCTATGTCGTTCGCGATACTTACATCCTGATGGTTTCCTACAAATGGGCGCATGAGAAAACCGTCCATACGGCGGCGCTTCCGGACTTTCCTCGCTACCGCCGTGACAGACATGATGACAAGGATCTTTGTCGTCTTCTTCATAGTCTCATGGATCAGGCGGACATCATCGCGGCCCACAACGGC